AAAGGAGAAAATTAATGGAAGAAAAAAAATTAATCAAATATGGTACAGATGATTTTACTGTATCCATAAACAAAAATGAAAAGACTGAGGACTGGCATTGTGACTGGAATTGCAAAATTGTTCTCGGTGATGGAAAAGTTTTATGGGCAAACCTGTATAACAAAAATGAAAATTGGATTGCAGGTAAAATAAAAGCCGATGAAGTAAAGCCAGTTGAAAAAAAAGAAGAAGTTAAAAAGATTGTAGACGATGAAATCCCTTTCTAGAACTTTCTTTTTAAAGAAGGCAGGATTACTCATTACAGGTGATCGGCAAAAGGCTTATGGTGATGCCGAAATAAACTTCGGCAGGACTGCTAAGTTCTGGCAAACATATTTAGAGGGTAGAGACTTAGAAAAAGACCCTCTAAAGCCTCATGACGTAGCAATATTTAATATACTGCAAAAAATTTCTAGGATTGCAAACGATTATAAAAAAGTTGATAATTGGATAGACTTAGTAGGGTTTTCTGCTCTTGGCGGTGAACTAGCTTGTAAGGTGAGGAAATATGTTAGAAAAAATGTGTCTAAGGTGCAAAGTGAAAATGAACCCAATGGCTGAACAGAATCAATTTCGATGTCCAGTTTGTTATACAGTTTCTGAAATAGACCCAGAAGAATATATATTTAGAGATGATCCGAGGGCATTGAAGGAAAAAGATTATGGCAGGTACATTCGTAAAGGTACTGATGTATTAAAAAAAACAGAGATAGATTAATTATGTCACACTTAAAAATATCAAATCATGAAATAGAATTATTTATTAGAAGTATGAAAACATACTATGATAAATTAAAAAAAGACCATCCGCATTCCAATGATTATATTTATAATCACCCAGTATCAAAAGAAAAAAGGTATGTAGAGAATACAATTGGCAAAATGAAAAATGAATTGAAGGTTAGGGCAATGAGGCCTCATAGAGTGACCGCCTGATGTTTAAAGCAATAGGACTAATTTGTTCTGCTTGGATTGTAAATGGTGAGCCAAAACAGGCTTGTTATACTCATAAATTTAGGTGGGAGTTTGAAACCAAAAGAGAATGCCAGATCAGATTTTTACACTATAGAACTAGAGAAAAACCAATCTGGCAAAATATTGTTTTAGGCGAATGTTTTGAAGAAAAAGAATTACGTTAATTTTCTATACAATTCATCGGCCTCAGATGAACTTCTAGCCTGTTCAAGATCAACTAATGTGTAATTAGTCTCGGCAGTATTTGATAGCTTACTATGCCCCATTCTGGCCTTCCTGATATGTGGCGGTACTAATGCTATCAAAGAAGTATTGAAATACTTTCTAAAGCCACCGATGCCATGATATTCAACACCTGCATTCTTACAAATAATTCTAAGTATTCTTCTCATTTGATCCTGACAAAATGGCTTCCTGTTGTATCCATCATTAATACTTTCTTTGCTTGGAAAAATTGGATCATTTAATCTATCACCAAATTGACCATTGCCATAAAACTTAAAAAAAGTTTTAAGTTTATGCATAAACTCAGAAGGCAATCCTAATACTCTTTTTCTAAAACTAGTCTTAGTCTTTTGCTCATTACCCTTGTTATCGACAGTTCTAACTACAAATAATTGGTTGTTGTCAAAGTCTACATCAGACCACTTTAAACCCTGTAATTCGTTAGCTGACAGGCCTGTAAAGGTAGCCAGATTAATGAAACACTCCATATATAAAGTTGTCCTTACTCGAAGTAATTTAGTAATGTCGGCCTCAGAATATCCGCCCCTTTGATTCTCTTCACCCCTGACCTGTATTCTACTATTAGAATTGTTAGGATTGTTTACAATGAAGCCTTTATCAATGGCATATTTAAAAACCATATTAAGGGTACTGAGGCAATGAAGGATAAGTTTCTTAGACTTATTCTTATCGGCCAGATGATTAACAAATAAGTTTACATCACCAGTTGTAATATCCCTGACTGGCTTCTGGCCAAAGAATGGATTTAAATGTAGCTTAATGTGCCTTACATCGTTGTCCTTGGTTCTTTCACTTATGCCATTTACTTTACGACCTACCGCCATCTTTCTGGCTTCTATGGCCATATCAGCTACACTTTCAAACTTACCCTCGGCATATAGTTGATTGTAACTATCCAAAGAATTAATTAAGTCCTGTCTCTTAGCTTCCAGTTCAGACTTATTTTGATTGGTCATTCTAGAATATTTGTCAGGATACTGACCTGTAATTCTACACTTCATTTTATAGTTGAAAGCATAGGACTGAAACTCCTTCCCATGCTTCATACCTTTTAAAACAAATATATTTCCTACTTTATAATTAGACATAATTTACCCCACTAATTTATTTTTCATTTTGAAAGATTTGAATTGATGTTTTTTTGCCCATTCTTGTATTTGATGTTGTGCAATCATGGTCATGTCATTTTTCATTAGTCGATGATAATCTTTCATTTTCTTATTCTGATCTGGATCATAATAATCCTTGTTATGTTCATAATATTCTTTGGCATCCATATCCACATCTATAACAATTTTAATTTTCATTACTCTCCCCCCTCTTTAATACATTTATTGAAAGCCTTTTGCACATATTGTGGTAAGCCATTTGGTAGTGATCCATCTTCATTTAAGTAAATGTAATCTCTATCAATAACACCCTCATCTTCTGAGACATTCATTTTGACTATCACAAATTCTTCTGTCATCGGCAAAGGCGGATTGTTTAAATCACCTTCCACCTTAATGCCTCTTTTAATAATGCCATCATCTATAAAATGTGAAGTGACATATTTTTCTTTGAAATTTTTTGGAATAAGAGTTCCCATCCATTTACATTCTTTACAATTAACAATTGACATAAAAACATCAGGGTCTTGCACCTCACCATCAATGGTTTGTTCTATTTGAAATTCCCAATAATAACTCATTACTTTTCTCCCTTGAAAGATAAAATTTTTGATAACTTGGTGAAGTTACCATCTAAAAACCAAAACACTCTGATAAACTCTGTGCCATGTGAATTTGTTACAAAATGCCAAGTATATGTAACTCTTTTCCACAAATCTTTACCAAAATAATGCTCAAGGTTTCTTTGTGATTCTGTAGGATATTCTTTTGTATATCCGACAGTATCATTAATAATTTTCATCGTTGTTGCTAAGTCATCTTTTTTTGTTGGTTTTACAATATCAAAGTCTTTGAATTGCTTTCTGTATTCAACCAACTTGTAAATTAATTCATGATCAATGGAAAGATTTTGAAAAACTGTTTTATGCTTTTCTTTGACATGATGTAAAGAAACAGGCAATTCAGATAATTCTTTCCATCTTTCTTGTGGTGTAGATCCTTTGTGTACCACATTATCTATAGCACACTCATAAGCACGATTAAGATATTCTAAAGCTAGTTTTTGTGAAGCCTTAGAAGTAAAAAAAGAAAATGAACTTAACTCAAGTGCATTATCTATATTTTGTGTCAATGTAAGCATTATGCCACCTCTCTTGCTGATTTAATTAATTCTAAAACTGGCTTAGTATTCTCACCATTTGACCTGTGATCATAGTCTTGGCCGATAACCCAAGTAAGTAATCCATCATCACTTTCTGGCTTTGAAACTTTTTGTAAAACAAAACCACAAGCTAACAATGAAGCACCACTTTCATATGGTCTGGTATAGGTAACAACACATTTGTATCCTAATGCAAAACAAGCATTGACTGCTTTTCTCAACAAAAAACTAGATACATTGTTGCCCTCTTCAAGATCAGGCCTAACTACACAACGTCTAATCTCTACATGATCTCTTCTTTTTGACCATGTATGGCTAGAACAAGTATCAACTGTAACAATTCCAAGATACTGGTCTGACCATGTATCTAAATCTTTCATTGGATTGTACCTGTCGATTGCACCAATTGTAAACTTATGCCTTTTCAAAGGCTTACTATGTCTATGATATTTAGCAGTAAATTCAGATGCTTCATCCAATTTTACTCTTTCTATTTCAAGTAATCTTTTCATGATTACACCCCCAAGTAAGTTAAGTTGCTAAACCAATAGAACCTGATCATATTTTTAAGTCGGCCTCTATAAATGTAAGTTTCGGCATGACCATAATTTTCTCTGATAAAATTCAAAGCCTGTCTCCTAGTTGTAAACCAATTAGGTAGCTTATCAGCATATCCATGATAAAGGTCATAAGGCTGATCAGCATAAGACACCACCCAGTTATTGTATGGTGAGCCTTGTTTCCAAACTAAATATTTCATAAAATCTCCTCAATAAATTAATGTTACATATAGTATATATTCATTTATGCTTTGAATGCAAGTTATTTGACGTAAAAAAATGTAAATTAGGCAAAAAAAAATCCCCAGAAACCGAAGCCTCTGGGGTAATAATTTGTTTGGATAACTATTTGGGTAACTATTGTGGCGGTTTTTTGATGTGTTGAGCCACCTTTTCACCTGACCTGCCTAGAACATACCCACCAACTCCAACAGTCAGTAGTGTCCATAATTCGTCTGGTAAAGGTATCATCATTTTATGACCTGTTGT